ATGTGTCTGCGCTTATTACCGATAACAGTAATACGGCTGTTTCTAATAGTGAGGTAATATTATGGTTCAGCGGTATTGCTCAAGTAACTGGCGCATCAACCGTTCGCATTACAACTACTGGTGCTACTACCTACAAACTTCGTGCTACATCAACAACAAGCAGTTCTATTATCGCAAGTGATAACAACGGTCGCACTAAGGTTGTATGGAAGAAGATTTCAGGCTTTACGCCATTAGCACCTAAGTCGTTTACAGAAACACTCACAATCGGCGCTACTACAACAGCACCTACTAAGGGTGCTACTAAGGCGGTTGATTACATCAATCTAGTGGATGATAATTCGGGTTGGTGTCAGGTTAGTATGATGTATCGTCATACAAGTGCTGGTACTGCTGGTAGTGGTGACTACTTGTTCTCCCTACCTGCTGGTTACAAATTTGATACTACTATACACCCTGGTTATACTTTTGTGGGTCAGAATAGTGCGGCAGATCCTGGCATGGTATCACACATTCCAGGTAGTAGAGGTGAAGTCAATGATTCCGCTACAGGTTGTTATTTCTTAGTAGTTGTTTATGACGCAACCCGTTTCCGATTACTACAAGAAAGCCAAGCAAGTTGGTGGGGAACTACTTCTCTCAGCCGCCAGCCTATAGGCAGCGGCCAATATGGGTTGAGTAACACTACACTAACCTTCAACGCAGGCTTCCGCTTTAAGAAAGGCTAAAATGTTAGAAGCATTCCTAACTTTTGTAAAAGGATTTCCATCATGGTTGTTCACCGTGGTGGAAGTCCTAGTGGTAGCAGTGTTATTCTCTGCGGCGGTGTTGTTCCTGTTTGGCGTTTACATCGGCATCAAGATGATCGGTAGTAAAGCACCACAGATAAAGAAAATAATATTCTTTCCAATACCTAGTATTGAGTATTATGAAGAGGAAGACCAATGATAATGCCAACGGGACGTAAGGTAATAAGGGAAGGTATCGGATACGGTCCTTCCACTCGTCCACTGGCGGCACATCTACAAGCAAAGATAGTCACAGCAAAAGCAATTATGGAGGCTCGTGGAGTAGTAAAGCCTATTATCTACAATCTAACTAAGGGTGGTTGGGTTAGAATAGATACTAAAAAATATGCTCGTCGCAAACCCGAGGCTCAATAATAAATATTGATTGAGCCCGCCTAGACGGGACTTAGCCCATGCAGAGCAATCTACATGGGCTTTTTTAGGTGAGAATAGTAGTAGAAAAGTAGATTATTGCTGACCGTTGTCAGGCGGTGCTTCTTTATCAGGCGGTGCTTCTTTATCTTTTTTCAGATATTGTAACACAAAATATAAGACAACAACCGCCGCAAGTGCTGGGCCGATACCTGCGCCACCGCCTGTTGGTGTTGGGGAGCAAATTGTTGTGCCGTTTGGTAGTGGGCGGCATGTTAGCGATTGTGCTTGGGCGTGTGTGATGGTGAAGGCTAGGATGATAGAGAGGATTATGGGTTTCATGGTGTTTCCTAGTAAAGAGAGAGCCGAAGCTCTCTCGGTTGGCGATTAGGCGATTACGATTGCTTTATCGAACTTCACTGGCACATATTCAGCGATGTTATTAATGATATATTCTTTATAGTCTTCTGTGCTATCGAATTCAGATGGGACACAATCTAAGGACATATCGAAGTTCATATAGAATCCGTCATCAGTGAGATCCCAACCTGTGAACCATGAGTCGTAACATACAGTCTCAATCCAAGCATATTTAGAATCTTCTGACTTAGTGGTAATAACGAACACTTTAGCAGTGGCGTCAGCATCGATGGTGATTTTAGTAATCTTCATACTATCTTCCTTTTAGAGAGATTGTAGTCGTCTGAACGAGCGTTCTTCTTCACTACAGATATAAGTATAACAGGGGTGGGATTTATCGTCAACTGTCTCATTCATGGGTGTTGTATAAATGAGACAGTTACGCTAGGCTTTTATACCAGTTTATACCAGTTTATACCAGTTTATACCAGTTTTTAGAGTAGACGAATGAGCCGCCGCCTAAATGATGACAGTCTGCTACCCAGTCGTCTCGGCGCTGATACGGTTTATTCGTAATAAACTTCTCAACTAAGGCGTCTAATTCTGGTGTAGTCATTAGCTCGTATTCTTGAAACTCTTCTAAGAATCCGTCGATACAGGAATCATTCTGGTTAGCAACAGTAGTCAGACGAAGACCACGAGACTCGTCCCAGTCATGGTGATTAATTACTGTTGCTGAGCCGCCTACTACTGAATGATAGTAGCTAATCTCTAGTAAGTCATTAACTAATAGTTGTTGAAGTTGTGGGCGGCAGTCGTGTGAGACTGTAACTGTGATAGTTGTAAGATTACCGACTTTTGACTTAGTAATATCCATTTTGGATTCCTTTAGATAACTGACGTAAAGACTAACGCTTTATCGACTCAGTATTGGTAGTATAGCAGAAGTGGGATTTATTGTCAAATCTTACAGGTCTAACTTATTGGCCACGCTACGTGGCATATTGTATTGTGATACTAACAGATTACGGATAATGTCTGCCTCTTGGATATCACCGTCTTCCATTAGTTCTACCAAGTGTTCGTTATCATAATCATAACTGATTTCTACATCAACTTGACCACATTCATCACGGAACAGGGTACCATCAGCATTAATACGAACTTCGTAATCAAACTTGTAACCTTCGTGGCTAATAGCTCCACGCTCGAACTCGGTAGCAGTTTTAGTAGCGTCAAAAAGAGCATCATAGAAGTATTGCTCACGTTCACTGTATTCACCACCACCTTGCTTGACGGCACGTTTTGCTAACTGTTCGCTAAGATCGGATACACAGTCGAACTCTTTGGTAAGAATGTCACCAGCGTAGGTCATCATAGTATCGATAGTTTCACCGATAGTAGAACAAAAAGCGGCGATTTGGGTGGCAGAGAGTTTAGTCATTTTCAGGGTCTTTCTGTGGTTGGTAAGATTATAGTATAGCAGGGTTTTGATTTATTGGCAAATCTTAGATAATTTCTAACTTCTTGATTTCTTTACCAGTGATCTGGCAATAGGTAGCATAGATTGTTCCGGCTACAGCGCCGACAATCATAGCAGTCAAGAACGCAATAAAGACAAAAAACAGAATGGTCAAAAGTAAAGTCAACATGATTAGTTCCTTCAGTTAAAGTTTCAATACAAGTATTGTAGCAGAAAAGTGATTTATTGTCATCTTTTGGTGTTGTATTTTTACAACAGATTCCGATATCTCGTTTTCCCTACCACAGAAGATAGTATAACAGAAAGGGGATTTATTGTCAAATTTCGTCAATTTTCGTCAAATCCCGAAATGTAACCTAAAGTATTCATTTTTTGAGCCCGTAGGAGCCGATTTACTGGCTAGGTTAGGGCTATCCTATCTACCTATTGGGAGACGGGCTAGGACGGGCTTATACGGGCTCAATATCGGTTCTTTGGACTATCTTCATGCCGTACTCGTTCGGCTCACTTGGCTCGTTGTAGTCAGGCTTACGAACTAAAGTATTCATTTTGAATGGGCGGTAATCTACTTCATGGTGGTGTCTGTTGAACTTCCACACTAGTTCTGTCACATCAGGATGAGCCAACTTTAGCATTTCGCTTTTCAATTTTGTTCCTTCACTCGCATAGAATTCTGTGGTATTTCCACCACTAATACGCTGTGTAGTCAGCTTCTCTTGTAAGAAAGCATTGAACTGAATGGTACATAATCCAGCTTTGAGTATATCAAGTGAGAGAATGGTATCTTCATTGTATCGCCCACGCCACCTAAACGGCAAGTCGTTGCGTATCAAGTTACACGAGTAGATACGAGTGTTAGCGACGAATGGTGGCAACGTGGAGGCTCGTTTAGCGAATTTACAATAGTTTGGTCCAGCCATAGCAATGTTATCGTATCGTAGCACAAAGTCTTCCATACAACGAAAGATTGTGCCGTCACCTACACGAATCTTTTGATTTAGATATAGTCGTTCAAAGTGGTGGATATTATCATCACAGACCCAGTGCCACTCGTAGCCACTATCAATAGCGTGTTGCCATGCGAAGTTACGAGCAGGACCAGGACCAGTTGACTTAGATAATCCTAAGTCATCAAGTAGTTCGTAGTCACGCTTGAATTGTGGGTCAAGTACAAGTATCTTGTCTTTGCTGATATGTTCGGCATACAAGTCATACTCTTGCTCTTCTACAATGATATGATATGGGACACCAATGCGGTCTAAGGCACGTGGTGTTATGCGTTGCTCATATCTTCCTTTAGATACAATGTAGATAGGAAACTGTGGATTCATAAATCACTCTTCCACTCTAAGTGAGCAGTGTGTACGATAATTCGCTCTGGATAACGAACACTCTTTGTCTTTAGTGTGATAGGCTGTCCTATGAGTTCACCAAAACGCATCAAGTCCTCTTCGTTAGCGAAGTTAATACGAATTTGCCGATAGGGTTCTAAATCGTCTTGGTGAAAGTCGGGCATATTACGCCACTCCCTTTTCCAGAGTGGCTCTTCTTCTTCAAACTCAAATAAATTATTTGGTTTGCTCATCTGCGAAGTCGTTTTTGATCATAGTAACAGCGTGTTCAGCACTATTGAATTTACCGCCTAGAATGATGTCACCAGTAGTAAGCGATTCTACTTCATAGAACATTTCGCCACCGTGTTCGAAGAAGATACACGCTAAGTTGTCGCCGACATCGACAACAACACGCTGATCGTCACCGACGATATCTAATTCTGCCGATGGTAGACCGATTCTAATTTGTGCTACGGTGTCGTGCCAGTCGTTTAAGTTAGTATTAGTCATGATAGTCTTTCTTTAAGTAGTTTGATTTAAGATTAGGATTAGTAGTCGAGTTTGCTTGCTTTCTTAACAAGTAAATTTTGGCTATCTGTTCACTTTTTTTTAGCGTAGCCTCGTCTATAGAACGCTGCAACAGCGCTCTTGGTGGCGGCGAAGGCGGCGGCATACGATCAATAGCAGTCGTAAGCGCTTGAACTACGATAGCGGTTGCTGTTGCTTCGCCGTAGATATCTAGCATACGAGCGAATCGATTGGTCAAAAAGTCTAAGTCGGCTTGTTCATTCATGGCTTTTTCTCTTATTGATGTGCGAACAGAAGTTCAGTAGCGGTGGCGTCAGCTTCGTCTATGTGAGACAGCGCTAAGCGTAGTTGTACTTCTAACTCGTGAAATTGCTCACGCTCGTTAGCAGGTAGAACATGACAGTACTTGTCTGTAAAGTCTTTTAGGTCTTGAATCAAGTCGTTCATGTAGGCAGGGATGTTGCTAACTTCGCATAGAAGTTGCTCTTTGTCGATATCTTTGATTGGTTTCATAGCATTTCTCTCGCTAGTTGTTGTGCTTCAATGGCAGTATCGGTGCTAACATTGTATTCTGCCGCAATTTGAGCAACAGTAAGCCACGATATCTTGTTTCGGGTTTTAGGGTCTGCTAGAGCGTCTACTAGCAGTCGGATGGTGTCAGTCATGTGTTTCTCCTATGATGATGCTTTATTTATCTGTATGATACACTGACTCAACAAATTTGTCAAGTCAGTGGAAAGTATTACTTTACTCGGCAGTTTCTTCGATATCGTACTTAGAAGCAATACGACCTGCGCTCATAACTACATCAAAAGCACTGATGTTAGAGGCGTTGTGAAGTTCAGCGACGAGAGCCTCTACTTCGCTACGCAAGTCAAAGCCACTGTCATAGACAGGATTTTCAGCGCATACATCGTCATCACATTTTACTTTACTCAACATACGTTGGATTTTGAGCTTTGTAGCAATCATTTGCTTGCGAAGAGCAATCATTTCTGCTTCGATTTGTGTAGCAGTATCAATATTGGTGATAGCGTTAGCGATGGTGGTGTCTGTGATGTAAGTCATTTTCAGGTCTTTCAAATTTCAGTGATCGGCGACTGCTTCTCTAACTGATGAATCTATTGTAGCAGAAAGCTGATTTTGTGTCAACTCTCTGCTTGTGGTGTTGTATTTTTACAACACGTAATCGGTTTTGATTGTATTCACAATCGCTTGGTCAGCGAGTACGAAGCAGTTTTCAGACAATTCTTCAATCTCAATCTGAATCAAGTCAGCATCTTTGAACTGTTCAGTCAAGCGGCTAAAAGCGCTCTTGAGTTCATCACGAAACTCAACTAAACCAGCACGTTCGCTTGCTGTTGGTGTGCGACTCAGCAGTGCTTGGTTATCAATAAGAGTAGCGATAAGGCGAATGGGTGATTTTGACATACAATTTTCCTATTTGTCAGTTTATGTGCTTTGAACGACTTTCTCAGCATCATGTAGATATTGTATTAGTTTCGGCATTTATCGTCAAATCTTGTGTGTTGTATTTTAGCAACACTCTACAACATTTTCTGACTTGGCGCTTTCTCTAACACAATGATGATAGTATAGCAGAAATGACATTTTCTGTCAAATCTGCTATGTAGTACTAAAGTATTACTTTTTCATCTTGCTACGATAAGCATCATTGTGTTGCTTACGCTTGGCTACTTCTAACTGCTGTGTAAGGTTAGAGTAAGGTTGGTCAGCGATAACTTGCTCGAACAAGGGTGCGTATGACTTACGCTCTACTTGAAAGAATGGCACTTTAGCTACTCGCATATCGTCGATAGCGTTGATAAGTTCTTGACTTGTAATACTAATGTATTCACTAGTCTTGGTGTCTAAGACATTCTTAGGGTTGAGTTTAGCGAACTCTAAGGCGTGTTTGAGACGCTTGCGAGTTTGAGCGAAGTCTTCGTTTTTGACGACGATAGGATTTACGATTTCAGTCGTTTTGGTCATTTTTGAGTTTCCTCTAAGTTGATGGAAATAGCAGTGTAGCATAGGTAGGATTTTGTGTCAAGTACTACAAAAGTATCTATTTTTATTGACTTTTTCTATGGGAATTGTTATACTGATAACTATTACCTATGACTGATAAACCTATAAATTACCTACAAAACAAGACCCTACTCGAAGAGATTCGTCTGTCTAAGAATACCTACTGTTGGTACAAGACACCCGAAGACAGCAAATACAATCACATCATTGATGAACCGTCTTTGGCAGAGGGCTTAGCTAAAATCGAGCGAGTGATGGCGAAGTCTCGTCGTGAGTATCAGGAACAAACAGGCGATGAGATGGATGCTACCCAATTTGTTTTTCGTGTAATGACTAGCGACCATATTCCACCAGAGGCGATGAAGTCCGCAACTACTAGAAAAAAAGCCAAGGCTGATCGTCAACTAGAAGAAGACTACTCGGAAGACGATGAAGACGATGATATCAACGCTGGCGTCAACTTTCCACCATTTCAGCACTACCGATTTAATTCTATAGGCTCACTAGTATGTGTTGGTAGATCACATTGGTTAGATGGTAAATTCTCTACTACTCATGGGAAAGTAACCAACAACTTGGCTCGTGCTTGGCTACAACTAGTAGAGCGCTATTCAACTAAATGGAACTTTCGTGGCTATTCGTATATTGACGAAATGCGAGCACAGGCTCTTATTCAACTAACACAGGTAGGCTTGAAGTTCAACGAAGCAAAATCTGATAACCCGTTTGCTTACTTAACCGCTGTTGTAAACAATGCTTTCCTTCGCCAACTTAAAAAAGAAAAGCAACAAAGTGATATTAAGAACGAGTTGAGAGAATACGCTGGGCTAAATGGCAGTTTTGACCGTCAGGCAGGTGGTGAAGTAGGCGAAGTTAGTGAGCGCTAACTTACAATGTAAGTAGAAATACTTACTAAGTAGAAATACTTACTTGACTTGGGCTTTTTTCTGTGTTATGATTACTGAGATAAATATCATATCACATAGGAGAACCAAATGAAACCAGATTATTTTAGCCTATCACTCGCACAGCAAGCAGATTGGCACCTACAAGAATACATGAGACTGATAGAACTCGTAGATGACCCTACTATCAAGGCAGAAGAACTAGCAGACTATCACTTACAGATGATGGACAGCATCATGCGTGACTTGCCCCTATGAGTGAAGTAGAGAAGAAGAAGTTCACGGCTGTTTATCAGTTAGAGTTCGACCTCAATGGCAAGACGATACCTTTTTATGTTGGTTTCTCTGGCGACACTCGGCGACGAGAAACAGAACATCGTACTCACCCATTCAATCCTAATGCTACCGATTACAATAACTACAAATATCAGTGGATTAGAGAACTGAAGGCGGCTGGTATCGAATGGCGAATGAACATCTTATCACCAATGGTAGAAGACGACGAAGATAGCGAATATTCGTGGGTATTACGAGTTGCTCGTAATAATCAGCATGATGGTATCACATTCTATAACGGTCTTCCGCTGACCAACATGCGCAGGGGTGACCTACTAGAAGAAATGTTAGCAGACCGATCACTGAATACTGCCGAACAAATTCGTCAATGGCGACAAGTAAGAGAACTGCGTAAGGCAGTACAATATGAAGCCAAGCAGTTTGTAGCACCAGTGAATGACGCTTTCGGTCGAGTGATGTCTAGATTAGGCGGCACTTCGACAATAAAGAAAGGCGCTCGTGAGTGGCAGATGCCGAAAATGGAAAATAAGGTGAAAAAAAGTCGAAAAAAGACTTGACAAAGCACCGTTGTGTGTTATACTAAATATATTGCTGATGCTATCAGCAGTCGTCCTCCTAGATGACAGTCACGGTGCGTGAGAACACCGTGACACCCTTTCTCACAGGGTTAAATCATTTCAGGAGAGTCATAAGCAAAGGAGGCAAAATAAATGACAGATAATGAATTGAGTAAATTTACTCAATGGAGATATACAAACGTCCGAGCTGGAGATAAACGCCCATACCCTGACGCTTGGCAGAATACACCACTCACTCTCGAACAAGTTGCTAGTACGAACATAGGCTTGATACTAGGCGAACACAGCGGTGGAGTTATGGCAATCGACTTCGATGGTGAGACAGCATGGCAGTGGTTTGATCGGGAGATTGGATGCCCATTACCACCAACAGCCTCATGGACTAGTGGAAAACCCTATCGTTGCCAAATGGCTTTCACGGTTCCACCAGAAGCATGGGAACTAGTACGCCCTAAAAAGATAGTTACAAAGCCACCCAGCGCCCCAGGCGCTGGTGATGGTGAAGGCTTCGAGTTTAGATGGACTGGTGGACAAAGTGTTCTACCACCGTCTCGACTCAATGATGGCAGACAGTATATGTGGTTAGATACTAGCCCAGTAGCAGAAATACCTATTGAATTACTAGAAAAGTGGGTTAAACTAATCAATACTCACTCAGCCATACAAAATAAGCCGTACACACCTGTTGAAATAGAAGACTTAACAGAAGAAAAGTTTGAAGATGTAAAAGAGATTTTACTAGAACTGAAACAGCATTGTCCAACGCTAGCATATGACGATTGGTTTCGTGTAACTTGTATTGTCGCTAATGAACTCGGCGATGCTGTTGCTGAACATCTATTACAAGACATATGGGCTGAAAATAAGCGTGGAGAATACCGACAAAAAATGCGTAGTAGAAACCCTAATCGTACTGGCGGTGTTGGTGGCTTAGTGTATATGGTTAGACAGTATAACTCTAACTTTAGACGACCTAAACCAAAACCAACCGCATATTCGAAATTATTACAAGAGTTATCAACAAAATATAGAAAGGCATAACGTGAACAATAATACAACAAATCAAGAGAAAAAACAATTAGAACAAATTGTAGATCAACTGAGACAAGACCTTAAAGTAGAACAAGATAGACTAAACATCTTAAAAGAAGAGGCTCAGCATCTAAAGAATGTTTGGTTAACAACTAAGGCTGTACATGCGGCGGCAGAAAGCAAAGATAAATCTAAAACCAAGCAAGATATGGACAGAGCCAAAGCCGCTCTTGACATCAAACAAGATGAGGTAAAAAATTGCGAAGAAAAATGCGATAACATCTTCTTAGATATTACTAAATCAGAAAAAACTACAGACAAGGTAGAACGACAAGAAAACAGCGTAGAGAATGTCGAACGAGCCTTGGAACAACTAAATGCTCACTACATTGCTAGTGAAAGTAAATGGTATCTAATTTATTCTAACGGCATCAGATATCAGCCTATCGTAAAGTCAGTATCTAATGAAACTATGAAAGACTTGATTCTACGTGAAACTGGGTGGGTAGAACAAAATGAACTAACTATCAAAAAGATTGCTCAAGGATGTGGGCGTATGTATCGAGATGTTGAACGAACCTTTATGGAACCTCGTGAGGGTGTTCTGAATCAACTGATTGAACTGCGTGACAAGTTTTGGTTGAAACCTATCTTTGGACAGCCACATCACTTTTCGTTCGATATCTTATTCGATAACTTAGTAGACGGTAACAAAGAATACAAAGATCAGATTCTGAAATACCTAGCATATTCCTATGTAAAGCCAGAAGACATCTTTGCTCCTAATATTGATAGCAGTGCTGTAGGTGGTGCCGGTCGTGATACTATTTTTCGTATCATTGAAATTATCTTTACCGAAGAATGTTGCGGTGAAGCTAACGGTGAAACTTTCACTGGCACACACAACGGTGATCTATGGGGTAAAGTATGGATCAAGATCAGTGAGCGTAATAGCAGAGCGATTGATTACAATGAATTCAAGAACTTAACTGGCGGTCACAACTTTAGACTCAGACGTATGGGAGAGAACGCTACTCAACAACCACGGACGTTTCGTTTCTTTATTATGAACAACGGCTACGGCGGTACGATTCAGTTATCTAATAGTGGTAGTGCTAGCGAAGATCGCCGTGTAGAACCAGTTATTTCAAATACAAATCTACGAACAAGAATAGCCAATGAATTAAAACTGAACGATGTTAAAGGCGCTGATCAAGACGAACTAACAGATACTTTACAACGCTGGCAAGAGCAGTATTGGCAGAATGAGACTGAGATTGCTAAGTTTTTGGGCAATATCATCACCGAATTCAAACCCCAAGAGATTAATAAACTATTACCTCTACACGGCATTTACTACAACCAGCGACTTGAACGTCAAAAGAACGCTTTCAACCACTTTATGAATACAGTGGTAGCACTGACAAAAGAGAGTTCCTGCTATTCTGTACCTGAAATGTACAAGATTTACAAGATAGCCACTAATCAAAGCATGGACAAGAATACCTTTGCTAAGCGTATGTGTGAATGGCTAATAACCCAAACTAAGAAAGAATGGGAGGTCAAGGTCAAGGACATTTACAAGAGCGAGACAGATACCGCTGAACAGAGAGTTCGTCGCCAAGTGGTTTTCACTGGTGGGGATAGGGAGTTTAGTCACGAAGGTGACAAGGTAGATAAGTTGATTTTTGACGTTTTTGACTTTATCGATGAGGATGTCAAGGACGACAAGGGTAATGATTTGGGCGATAAAGTCCATATCAACAACGTGAAAGGCGATTTACTATAACAGATGAAGGGGTTTAGCGTACCCCTTCTGCTGAATAATCTGCTGATTTTCGACTTCAGTCCAGCCACCTCAAAGAAATTTTTTATTTTTTTTATTTGTCGGCAGACCGTCAACCTCAAATTACGCAGATTATTCAGCAGAAAATATTAGCAATAACTAAGAAAAGGAGCAAATTAATGAGTTGGGCACCAATAGCCATAGGCGAAGATGGACTTCAATATCTTCCCTTAGAGGCAAAACAAGTTAAACAGAGATATCACAGCCCTGTTAATCAAGAAATAGAACTTATCCCAGTGGCAGGGGAGATAAACACACACCATTGGAGGTCTATTAATGGGGAATCTTATCAGCGATTAGGATACGAAATGGGAGAATGGCACCTTGAATGGCAGTTACATGGTCGCAAACAGTGGGGTTATCTATTAGAGCATAGAATCGATTACGATGGTGGATATTATGTAGCAGATGCTTATGATCCAGATACCAATACCATTATTGAATATGTAGATACTCACTTTGATTCTGATAAAATAAACACCTATTTTGAACTAGGTTACAATCAGGAATGGGTGTTTAAAAGTGACTGCTCACGTGGATATGCTACAGTAGAGCGATATCAATACATAGACCCATTATTCTTAGCAGAATTTACTAAAGACTTAGAAGAACCACTCGATGTACCTCTATTACCTAGTATATCAGTGATACATCAGCCAAAATTACCAAAGGAATACAAATGAACACAGTAGATCAAGTTAGAAGCTCAGTAGACGAGATACAGAAATATACATCTAGATTAGCTAGAATGGTTACTGACTGTCAAAAATACGTTGACGAAGCTAAACAACAGGCACGTGCCGAAGTATCAGCCGAGTTACGAAAAGCTAATGAAATTAAAGAGACACACCTTGACTACCGTGAAAAAGAGATTGCTCGTAAAACAGCGGAATTGCTAGAAAAGGAGGCTAATATCGATAAAATCACTACAGAAATGGCTGATAAAAAAATATCTAAGCAACGCCAAGAATTAGAATTGGAGCATCTAAAGAAGATGTCTGAGTTAAAAAGGCGAGAAAAAACACTTGCTGATAACGAGGCTTCGCTTGAAAAATTAGCGAATGAATTTTATCCAAAATATACGGAGATGAAGGAAAGTCATGAACTCATGACTAAGCAAGTTAAGTTATTTAACTCTAAAATCCCACATGTTCGAGAAGGACTTGGTATTGTGGTAAATAAGCTAGACTACATTTATAAGAATGTCGCACCACTAACTCCATTTGATTTTGAGCGAGAAACCGTCAAGGAATTAGCGGATAATCTACATAAAACATTCATTGATCTACACCAACGATAAATACTATTGACATTGTACTCAATGTCTCCTATGTTGACCGGCGGTCGTTAAGCGCCAGCAGATACCATGAACACCCAGGCATTTTCTGTATTTTGATTGGTTAATAGGTGTTCTGCCCTGTTTACTACCAGTAAACCTAGTTTACTACAACGTTAAAGTAGTCCAACATTCTCATGTAGGTATTTCCGTAAAGTTGATATAACATTTTATGAATATTTCAGGTATCTAGAGCCCCTAACGTAAAAGTCGGGGGCTCTTTGCTTTGGTAACCGCAAAATAAATAGGGTATCTAACTCTATGATAAATAAGATATGAAACCATTGGACGAACACATAACTACCCAACAACTAATAGATACCGACTACCGATACAACTATACCCATCAAGAACTCATCAATGATTGGAATAAACTTAGAACTACTACACACTATAAGACAGGCAGTCAATTCAAACCTGGTATGAAGTTATGTCAGCATTTTTGTGATAATTTCTGGGATATTCAAAATAGTCAAGGCAATTCATTTGCCAAGTGTTGGCAAGATTATGATAAGATGGATAAGATTAGGCAATGGGGTCTGAATTCAATGACTAATTTATGGATGAGCTGGATTCGCAGAGCAGTGTATATGGCTAATGGCTTACCTAATAGCAGTTATTATCGACCACATTTCAGCAGACAGATTATAGAGATGACTAACAAAAAGCAAGGCGTCTTGTTTGACCCATGTGCTGGTTGGGGTGGCAGAATGCTAGGCACTACCAGTAAAGATTGGCAATATATCTCTTGTGAGCCTAATATAGATACTTACAACAACTTGCTTGAAATCATCGCCTTTACTAATACAAACCATTTAGTAAAACTACACAATCATCCAGTAGAAGAACTGGATTTCACAACATTACCTAAAGTTGATATAGTTCTAACAAGTCCACCATATTTCAATTTAGAAGTATATACAGGCGACAATAATCAATGCTACAATAAGTTTACTACATATGAGTTATGGCGTGATAATTGGTTAGTTCCACTAATTGAAAAATCAATATCAATATTGAAAGACGACGGTATTTCTGCTTGGAACGTAATGAACTTTGGCGGTAACGATCTTAGTGGTGATGTTATTCAAGCACATAGTAAATTGGGATGGACATTAGTAGATACTATTGGATTCAAATCACCACTGGCAAATATTCGTAAAATAAAAAATAAGGATGTGACTTATATATTTCGCAAAATAAATAGGGTATCTAACTCCATGATAAATAAGATATGAACAAATCATGAGGCAACAAATGACCAAACCAAATCAATCAACCACAGCAAATCAACCAAATCAACCAAATCAACCCAACTGCCGAATTCATTTAGATACTGATACATTGCTTAAACTAGCACTGGTAAAACTAAAAACTACCCAACAACAATTCACCGAACAAGCCGCAAAGCAGATAGACTTAGCCAATGCCAAATATCTAGGCACTGACCGAAAAACTTTCAAGCAAATCTGTCCAACTACCCGTGAGCCCTACTACCGTGATGAATATCTATGGTCAACTCGTGATTACCTTATCAAAACAACCCAACACGGCAAAATCTTAGATGTCGAGCGGAAACCACAATCTATTATGAAGCCTATGAAGCCTAAGGTTATTGTAAAGAAAAAGAGGACATTCACCAAATGAAACAACACAGATCACTAAAGGGAACAACACGATGGTATCGCATTGTTGATGGCGAGGTAGAACGCTGTCATCGTAGACCTGATGAAATTCTTGATTCATCATGGCAGCGTGGTCTTGGTCCTATTGATAATGCGCACTGTGCGGCTATCAGTAGTTCTACTTTAAAAGGAATTCCTAAATCTCCGATTCAGCGAGAGCGCATGAGAGCAGCTAAATTAGGTATTACTAAATCCCCAGAACACCGTCAAGCAATGAGTCAAGCACACATCAATCGCCATAAACAAATTCACCGTTTAATGTCTGAGCATGGTATTAAATGGAGTGATGCTTGCCAATTATATAAACAAAACAACAAACAAAACAATAAATAATTTATAAATCTACTAATTATGACAATAACTACCAACCCAACCTACTATGTTCGTCAGTTTGAAGACGGCACCGTTCAAGTTACTATGGATCAACAAGGCTATCAGCAGTGGCAGAGTGATATTGAAGAACTACACCGCCTACGTCAAATGATCGACTACGCCAATAACCCACAACAATCTCAAGAGCCGCAAGAGCCGCAGGCTACCGTAGTTGAGCAGTTAATGAGCTTACCACTAGAAAAACCAAAACGAGCACGAGGAAAATAATGTCTATCTTAGAGAGCAAATACTGCGCACATGTAGCGCCGTCACCGCACAAGCTACATCGAGTCAAGCCTTTAAGCTTTAATACTAGAAGTGACTTGATTACAGACCCAGTTGAGGTTCTCCAAACCACAGCGGTTAATGTCTGTGATGACATGATGACCAGGTTGGTAGATGACTTAGAGCTAGTTGATGACTTGTATCAATTTGTTAGAGAGCAAGGAATGTTACAGCATTTCGAGTACTGGCAGACAATTAATAGACTTAAGAAACCACTATGAACTACAAACTTGGACCTGGTCTACCAGAGGGATATCGCTGTAGTGATGCTACTAAGATACAAGTAGCATACATGACAGCAATGACTGTACTTGCCGAACAAGCACAGATTATGATTGACCACTCTACACAGCCACAAAACATTCAAGCCTTTACCGAGCTTAAAGAGTTTGCTGATAACGGCTGGCTAGAAGCACTGGGTGGCACTATCACATGGCGAGACTTACAGTTCCCATTTGGGGAAAACACACAACCAGTTAAGGAAACAAAATGAGCAGATACCTAATCACCAGAGCCCCAGATGGCGAACATTGGATTACCTTAGACGCACTCTTACAAGATGTCTTAGAGCAGCTAGACTCACCCCAAGCAAGATCCAAAGACGAAGCCTTCTACGCACTTACTGTAGTAAAAACTTTCTTACAATCCCTAGTAGCCGAGGCACAGTTAGCCGATTATCTACATCCTAGTAAAGACGATGAGCTACCGTACAAAGACACACTCCAGTAAGGTGTGGTTACGACTATATCGTCTTCACTTGTATCAAACTTATACTAAAATAATTGACTACTTAAAATGAAACAACTAATAGACAAACCTAACAACCAAAACATTCGTGTGTTTGATCGCATGGTTGCTGAGCTCTCACGCTGGATGACCGATGAGGAAATAGACAAGTGTGTTGGATTCTTAGATCAGATTGCTGGATCTCAGTGGGATATTAATCCTACCTTAGATGACAGCAAAACACAGCTTAAGATTATCTTAGGCGGTGATAGATATGAAGAGATTAAAGCACAGTGGAGCATCAAGAACCAACATCTCATCAAAGATGGCAAAACCAAATACATACACAAGACAACTAAAAAAGTGTATGATGGCTTAGACCCACATGATGATCCGCTTGACTATACTATGATAAAAATGTAAATATAACTCATAAATAATACATGAGCACAACTACACCCGAATCTCAACAACCACCTAAAAAGCCACGTGGCTCTAGATTTACCTTATATCCAGGTGATATAAAACGCAACATCACTTACAAGGACATGGCAGTTAGATTGTATTACTCAGTACAACACCTAGAAGCAGAAGAATCAATCATGCCGCATGTGCTGTTAGATGATGCTTATCAAATGGCAGGTATGCTCTTAGAAGCAGAGGGATTACAGCCTGATGAGACGGTATTAGATCGTGTAGTGTTTCATTATCTAAAACTTCGTCAGCAATGTGCTAATCAGATTGTAAAAGAAATAACACCAACGAAGGCAGGTAAACAATGACAATACAAATAGAAACTTTAGATAAACCTGAAAATAAACCTGAAAATAAACCTGAAAATAAGCCTAAGCGCAAACCCTATAGCGTGAAATCACCATCACGTGGCGGTGCTCGCAAAGGCGCTGGTCGCAAAAAGGGTAAGACTAATAAGGTACAATACACTGACTTGTTAGAAGAACTACATCGGGCTACTGGTAAATCATTTGCTGAACTAATTGCAGATGAAGTAGTCAAAGCAATTACGGCAGGTGATTCACGCTTAGTTAAAGATTACCTAGACATGGTAGGCAAGAAAGCAATTGCTGATAAATCTGAGACTGATATCACTTCTAATGGTGAAACCCTACAGGCAGCGTTTCAGTTTGTTGCTACTGAGTTACCTGATTGGCGAAATGACTGAACTCAAATTATTCGGCGAACAAACAACTATTTTACAGGATTGGCTCGAAACAGACAAGAACTGTATGGATATTGTTCCCGTTGGTAGTGGTAAAACATTCTTAGCGTCCCTAGCGTTACCTATCTTCGCAAGTGATAGTCGTTATCACAAGGGCAAAGATGTTATCTATTCGGCTCCTACACGTGAGATGATTAAGACCCTAATATGGAGTCCACTTGTAGACTCTTGTAAATCATACTTCAATATTAACCCAAAAGATATTAACAACAGTGATCTGACAATCAAGTTTCCTAATGGAACGTATATTCGTTGTAAGTCAGCAGAACAAAAAGAAAACTTACGAGGTATTAACGCTGGTATTTGGGTAGCCGACGAAGCATCCTTATACAGTGAAGAATCCTTACTAGAAATTACTAACCGTCTGAGACCTAAAGTTGGTGATTATCTTAGTGAAGGTCGTATGATTGTAATCTCCACACCTAATGGCGCTAATGCCCTGTTCACACTATTCTCTAATGCTAAGAACATGCCTGATCGTTGGATTGTTCGTCATCTTACATACGAACAAATGCGAGCAGGTAATAGAGCATTCATTGAGCAACAGCGCAAGATTCTGTCTCCACTTAAGTTTGCCAAAGACTATAACTGTGTATGGGAATCGGTAGAGGACAAGTTCTTTATGGCTTGGAATCGTACCATGTGCGTAGAAGAAGTTATGGACCGTGGTGGCGACTTATATACCTTCCACGACTTCAACTCAAAGCGTATGTGTGCCATCGTAGCACAAGTTACTAACCCTGGAACACTACAAGGAACAATTGAAGTCTTAGGAACCTACGCTATCCCTAATTGTTCTACAGAAGGAATAGCACAAGCGATTCGCCGTGATTACTCACAGCGTAACATCTATGCTGTTATTGACGCAACAGGCTCACATAACAATCGCTCAACTACTTCTGCTTTTGGCATCACTGATCGTACTATCTTAGAGAAGTGGGGATTTACTATCTACAACAGCACACGCTCTAATCCACTGGTTAGAGATACTGATAACTCCGCTAACGCATTCATTGCTCGTGGTGGTCTTAAGGTTAAGGCAAGTGAGCAATTACTGTTAGAAGCACTTGATAACTATCACTATGAAGATGCTTCACGCATTAAGCTAGTAAAATACAGTGAGCAACAATTCGCACACATGGATGCGCTTGGCGACTGCCTACGTTACGGTATTCATCACTTATTCTCCTTACAGCACAATGAGCGTCCTAGCAGTGCCAACTACATTACGGATGTTCAGATGCCACAGCACACACCTGGAGCTGAGCATCGCAAGCAGGGCGTTATGGGCTATGGCACTCCAACTATGGAAGAAATACTAGCTGGATCTACCGAGAGCCCTAACTATGTTGTTTGGTGATAAATAACTATGAGGACTAACTAATGCTAAAGTCAATATTAACGGCAAAATGCGCACAGTATCTTGCCACCGAGTCGCAAATGACTAACTACCAACTTGCGTACTTAAACGGAGAGTTGTTCCGTAGATCTACTCGCAAAAAGCGTCCAAGCGAAGACGCTGCTATCTATACTGATGTTATTCAACATACAGTAGCAATTCCGCTTGCTCGTCACGTTGTTGATACTATCAATAACACAGTGTTCGAGCCTAAAATTACCCGAGACTTACAGTTTGTTGGTGAGAGTGGTACGGTTGTTGATACTACCACACAAGAATGGACCGAGCTTTTCTTGTTAGACGCTGACTTATCTAATACGTCACTTGATGGAGTAATGGAGAACATTGGCGATCTTACAAGCGTGTTTGGTCATTGCTGGGTGTTTGTAGACATGCCATATAACGATGGTATACCAGATCCAAGACTACGCCCCTATGTTATACCTATTTCACCCCTACATGTATGGGACTGGGACTTTGTTGCCGTTCGTGGTCAGCTTATACCAAAATACATTAAGGTTCTTGAGCATGAGGATGACGAGTGCTACAGATTCAAGTGCTATTATCTAGGAACAAGTAAATCACCAAGCTACTGGGAAATCTACGAAGTAGAAAAAACAACACAGCAAAATATCGTTGACCCTGATATACTACCAGTTGCTACTGGTGAGTTTCCCGTGGGTATGAGTATTCCTGGATTTATGGCATTTACTCGTCGTGATCCACGCTCACTAACCTTAGGCATCTCAGACATTGATGTGGCAACAGACGTACAAAAAGAAATTTATAAACTTGAGGCAGAGGCATATCAAGCTGTTCAGTTTGCTAGAACCCTAATTCGTGTTGATACTGGTAGTAATATTACGATACCTGCTCACGCTGGCGGCATTGTTAAGGCTAATGAGGGTCAAGTAGAGGCTATCAAGATTGATACTCAAGATGTAGCAACTATTATGGATAAGCAACGAGCACTGCTTGATGATTTCTACTCACTAAGTGGATTTGCGGGCATGCGTCAGAGTAAGTCACAGTCACAGAGTGGTATCTCTATTATTCAAGAGCGTAGAACACTACATCGCATCGCTGGCGCAAAAGCACGACTACTAGAAATCTGCGAAGAGAGTATTTGGACATTTGCCTCACGATACATGTCGGTTCGTTGGGCAGGTGAAGTAGCATATGGCGACGACTACGACTCACACGACACTGACTATCGCATTGCTCTCTTAGAAAAAGCACAACAGATGTTACCTGGAAACCCTGTTATTAATGGTATTGTAGCAAGAGAGTTGATCAAAATGATTTCTCCAGAGAGTCAAGCGGAAGACCTTATCGCTGCTATGATAGATACACAAGTAGGTGAGTCAACAATACAGATTATTGAAGACACCAAAGACGAAAAAACACAAACAAGAGACACTGGCGATCAAACACCTGAGTCTTTAGAAGAAGATAGTAAGCAAGACATGATTGAAGATAACGAACAGACTTCTAAGGACTTGTCTAACAGCGGTATTAGATATACAGGTCAGAGCTACTATGGACCAGATGCTGTTGTAGCTCAGCTTGGTATGGCAATGGCAGGATCAGGAAGATAATATGCTAGAAAACAAAACACAAACAGAACAACAGGAAGCAGAGAGCCTTCCCTCCCTAATAGACTCACTAAGAACTACTCTAGCAACCTTAGCAGTCTTCAAGCATAAAACACACGCATTTCACTGGAATATCGTAGGCTCGAACTTTGTTCAATATCACGAGCTATTCGGTGACATATACACATACACAGACGACACTATTGATACATTAGCAGAGTTTATTCGCCAGTTGGATCAATTCGCTCCTACTACACTAGCCTCACTCGTAGAGCTTAGTTTAGTAGACGAAGAGCCAAGAGTTCCAAAGGCAGAAAAGATGCTGTCTACTACATTAACAGACTTAGAAACTATCATTGAGCAAGTAGAAGAACTTGCTGATAGTGCTAATGCTGAAGATGAGTATAGCATTGCTAACTATGCTGCTGATCTACAAGGAGCTTATTCTAAGTTCCGTTGGAAGATAAAAAGCACTCTAGCTTGATATCTCTAAATACACTACTCGACCGTTACGTCACAACGAAAGGAAAATAACATGAGTGATTATATTGACAACCAGCCATCTGGTAATCAACAACCTGCTGACGCTAATCAGCAAAACCAACAACAAAACCCACAAAACCCACAAGATACCCAGACAGACAATCCTGGTGTTATTCGTAAATCAACTACACAGAACATCTTAAACGCAGTTCGCAGTGCTGCTGGTATTGAGGCAACAAGTGTAGAAGACCTAATCTCTACTGTTGCTGCTCTAAAAGCACAAGCAGCACAGGCACAAGCAAGTGGTCAACAGCCACCACAAGAAACCGCACAAGAAAAGAGCAAGCGCATTACTGGTAACGATGTCTTAGAGCAAATGGCTGCTCTACGAAAAGAAATGGAACAAAAAGAAGTCAAGATTCGTGAGCGTGATCTTGAGACAAGTATTCGTAATTCCTTAGGTGATCGTTTTGACGGTGATCTAATGGAGTACACAACAACTAAGATTAAAGAACAACTAGCATGGGAAAACGATACATGGGTAGTTGTCAACGGTAAAAATCAGCAACGCTACACAATGGACGGCACACCAATGACTGTAAAAGACTTGGTAGATGAGCTTGCTCGCACCCAGCCTAAACTACTACGTCAACAGCCACCACAACAAGGCAGTGGCTTACGCCCACAAAGCGGCTTTCAGCAAGGTGGGTTTCCTGGAGATGAAGAGTTTGTTCCTGACTATCAGAAAGACCCAGCAGCATTTAAGGCTTGGGCACAGAAGCGTGGCTTAGGTAGAAACTCAGGCTTGAAGATGGTAGGCGCTACAATATCTACATCTTCTAAGCAACAAAAATTATTTTAATCAGTTTTATTGCGCTAGTACTAATACTATTAGCGCTAACTGATAAATATTATTACTCGGTGACTCCGCATCGTCAACTCGGTGACTCCGCATAGTCAAAGTAGGTTACAAGGTGGAGTCACCTGTATTCCTGTTAGCGACAATGGTGTCGTTCTAACGAAAACATGCTAACAAAGGAAACAAAAATGGCATATATCCTCGGTGGAAGCTCTGGCGAATCAAATGGCTTCGAGAAGGCAATCGCTAACTTCGCAATTATGGCAGTACACGAATCTGCTGGTCTAGTTAATCTCACTAACGTTGTAACCCCAACACAGGGTAACACATTTGAGATCCCAATCTTTGCTCCAATCACATATCAGGACTACACTCCAAGTGGTACTGGTGGCTCTACAGGCTTCGGTGATGCTAACGAGCAAAACCCAAGTATCTCTCAGAACAGCGTAACAGCAAGTCCTGCTGTTGCTATGACTGCGTTCGACGTATTCTACGGCTGGACTACAAGTTTCTCACTAGCAAGTTCGCTAGGTCAAGAACTAGGTGGCTCTTTTGCTGAGAAGGTTGATCAACGTGTCGCTGCTGGCTTCTTGTCATTCAAGGCTACAGTAAGTAACACATATTACACACCAACTCCTGCTGACGGCTTTGCTCGTGCTACAGCTCTAGGCGCTATGGAACTACGTGAGAGTGGTGCTACTGGTGGTACAGCAACAAGCGGCTTCACAGCAACTTCTGTTCTAGAACTCATCCGTAACGTTAAGCAAAACTGGAAGGCTAACCGTCTACCAGGTAACCCAGTTATCGTTCTTGATGTTCAGTCAACACAAAGTCGTCTATTAGGCGAACTAACTGGTGGTGCTATCTCTCAGAGTGGTGGTAGTAACCTAAGTGACTTGGGTAACGAGTTGCTAGCTACTGGTAAGATCGAGTCTATGTATGGCTGTCAGATCATGTTCTCTACATTCCTACCAACAGCATCACGCACAGTCGCTGGTGTTGCTGCTCAGACATGTAAAGTCGGCGCATATTTCGGCGATAACGCAGTTTACACCGTTATGAAAGAAGGCTTAGAGATCAAGATGGGTGAAAAGCCAGGTGGTCTACAGCAATGGATGACAGGTCTAGGCTACTTCGGTAGTGGTGTCGGCGATCTACGTCGCGGCGGTGCTATTAACATCAAGTCTTAAGATTAAGGTCATAAAATGAGTGTTCCTTTTACAAGAATCAGCAATGCCACAAGCAATGATATTCTATTCTATGACCCTGCCGCCGAAAGACGAGCAGCAAGTTTAGATGTAGAGTGGGACACTTATTTTAATGTCGGTAGTCAGCAACTGTTGTATCAGTTAGAGTTCTCATGGTGGCCAAAGTATGTAGAGGTTGCTATTGGTGCTTGGTATTTTAAACAAAACTCACAGAATCAAATGGTTACTGCCTTTGATCCTACAAAGTTAGACTTAGATAGCCAAATACTAATACAGCTAGACACATTCAAGGCAGTAGAACTATTTTACAGTACCCTTGTCACTGATGTCTCAAACATTAACGAAGTAGACGCAACAAACTATAAGTTTGCTAAAACTCGCTTTGATACTGCTTGGACTCAGGCTGTTCAGCTAGGTAATTTCTACGATCTTAATAAAGATGGTATTATTACTAAGCTAGAAGAAAACTATAAGCAAGACTTACAGTTTTACAATAGCGACCGTAGGTACTTCTAATGGCTGCTCCACTAATCTCTGCTGCTAAAGTAATCTCTGCCCTAAAGAGGTCTGCTCCAAAAGGTATTGAGTTCTTTGATGAATTTCCAAGCGACATGAAGAATGTCAGACATGGGGTTTATGTAAATGACCCAACACCACAAGAGCGTACACCGTATAGATTAGGCGTTCAAGATAATGCTCATATCTATACAATGATAGAGAATATGATTATCATTCAGGTTAGTTTTCAAGGAGACAAGAATAAGCAAGCAGTTAGTTTGGCTATTCAAGGTCTTGTTGAAGACAATCTACTAATGGATGGTTATCATGAGCGAGATTATACAATGGATCAGACCTATCAGAACAGAGCCGAGTATCGAACATACAACTTTGATCTAAAAAGAATTGAGTTTCAATAATAGCCAACTACACAAGGAGAAATCATGGCACGTATTACTAACACTACAACTGGAACACAACCAGTTATCACTATCAAAACATCTTCAGGAGATACTGGTCTGACAATCCCGTTCATTCAGGATATCACAGTTACTAACTCTACTGGTGTTTATAGTTACACAACCTTCAGTGACATTGACACACGCAAGTTGTCTACACCAGCTGACAACGAAATCTCTACTAACATCGTTATCGATGATACTGTATATTTCGGCGACAGCGCAGCAACAGCAGGCTCAGCTGCAGCTTCAGGTCTAGCAAAACTATCTACCGATAAAGTATCTATTCTGTTTACAGTATACTGGGCAGGAAACACTTCTTCATCAACAGATCGTATTACTACAGGTAGCGGCTTTATTAGTTCGCTAGCACCTACAACATCTCCTGATGCTCCTGTATGGGTCACTCCATTAACTATCGCAGTTGATGGTTCAATGACTACAACTACAACAGGTTAATCTTCCTAGGGATGGGAAGGCAGGGGAGGCTATTCACAGAGTAGTCTCCCTTTTTAACAAGTGATAAATAGTATGAACAAAGATAATAGATGGCTTACTGATGAGGGTGAGATACTCGCATCACTTATCGCCGATGAAGCAAAAGCCAAAGCAATCTTAGTTGATATGGAGAGTTCGCTTCGTCAACTAAAAGCAAAGTCCAGTTTTAGACTGGCACTACTTAACAGCCTTGCTGAAAGTAGAAACAAATCACAGAAAGAAAACAAATGAAACTACATACCTTGGCAGCCAAACCACAACTCGTGGAAATCACACTAGATGACGAATCGACTATTCAAGAGTTTGGTGAAGCAATCACATTTATGACATGGGACAGACAGCCAATGTCTGTCTTTATGCGCTTAGCCCAAGCAACAGATGGTAACGCTGAGGGCGTTATTTCTATCGTCAAAGACCTTATCTTAGATGATCAAGGTAAATCTATTATTACAGAAGACACAATGTTACCAACGCATATTTTAATGCGTGCTATAGCAAAGGTAACAGAAACTCTGGGAAAGTAACACAGCAAGAATTTATAGAAGGCAGTAGAGAACTTAGTATGATACTCACACTCGATAATTTAGGTGAAAGATACGGTTTATTGCCTTCAGAAGTTCTTGCTCGTGGAAATACGCTAGATATTATGGTAATGGACACTGCTCTTACTTACAGAGATTATCAGCAGAAAAAAGCTGAGGGGAAATATGCAGAAAATCATACTACTAGTGAGTTACAGGAGATTATGCGAAAGGCAAAGGGCAAATAATGGCACAATTTATTGATGTTAAATTTAAAGTAGATACTGCTGTTCTTAGACAAAAGCTAAAGAATCAGCAAAAAGCTGTTGAGAAATTGCCAGTGCGAGCAGAGCAGTTCTTCGTCTCCCAAACTCCTATTGATAAGGGCAATGCTCGTCGCTCAACTAAGCTAGGCAAAGATAATGTCATTCATGCTAACTATGCTTATGCTCAAAGATTGGATGATGGATGGAGTAGTCAATCACCTCAAGGTATGACTAAGCCAACAGAAAAGTGGTTAGAAAAAGAATTCAAAAAAATATTCAAGAAATAAGAGGACAAGATGGCAGATATTAATGTCTCAATGGGAGTTGATAACTCTCAGGCTCTCAAAAGCCTTAAACAGGTCGAAGATGCTGTTGGTAAAGTTACCAAAACATTCGAGGGACTACGTAATGCCATTGCTGGATTAGCATTAGGTTCATTTATTTCTAATGCTATTAAAAGCGCCGATGCTATTAGTGACCTAAGTGATACAACAGGTATAGCAGTAGAACACATTTTAGCATTAGGTACAGCATTTACTGAAAATGGCGGAAATGCCGATGACGCTAATAAGTCAGTACTTAAATTTGCTCAAACAATTGGTGATGCCATTGATGGAGCAGATAGTGCTCAAAAGGCATTTGAACAAGTAGGAGTTTCTCTCAAAGACATTCAGACAATGAGTGAGCAAGAGTTACTCAAAAAGACTATTGATGGCCTTGGTAAAATGGAAAACGCTTCCATGCGAATAGCAACTCAAACTGCGCTATTTGGAAAAAATGCTAGAGCTATAAATTTTCAGGGTGTATCTGCTGGAATGGGAGCTGCCGTAGAAAGTAGTGCTAAGTACGCTGATGCAATAAAGAGTGGAGCAGCGGCACAGCAAAGTTTAGAAGTCAATATGAAAAATTTGACTATTGCTCTACTTAAAGTTATTCAACCATTAAATGATCTCGTATCAAAAATCAATATATCTGTTGAGGCATTTGAAAGTCTTGTTAAAGCAGTTGGTTATGGCTTAGCAGTATTTTTAGCATTCTCTAGAGTTCTTCCTGCTATTACTGGGGCAGCAAATGGAGTAATTGGCTTCTTTAGTAAAGCTGGTGGAGTTATAGCAACACTTGGTGGAATACTTGCCAGTGTAGGTAAAGAATTGATGGGATTTGTTAATTTATGGATTAGATTTTTATTTACTGGTGGTGGCGCAACCTCAGTAATTAATGCTATTACTGGTTCATTAGCTCTATTAGGCAGAGCATTCGTTAGATTGCTAGGTGTAGTTGGAATTGTTATGACTGTAGCAGAAGCAGTCAATTTTCTTTCTATTCAATTCTTAAAATTTGATATTATTGATTGGGTAGTCAAGAAGTTTGTTGCTCTTAAAAACGCAGCAATGGATTTCTTTAACATTAAACCAGATGCTACAGATGAAACAGAGGCTGAAACTAAGCGTCTGAAAAATCAAGCTCAAGCATATGAAGAGAACAAAGCTAAGTTAGAGGAGTTTGCCAAGCGTAGAGCGAAACTTCAACAAGAAATCTCTAAAACAAGCGATGCGCTAAAATTTGAAAATGAACAGCAACTAAATGCTTTAGCATTAGAAACACGCTTAGTAGGCAAAACTGATGAGCAACAAGAGAGTGTTCGTGCTGTCGCTGAACTATACAAGAAACAAGACGAAGCTATCAAAAGCTTACTTGACAAGAGAAAAGAATGGGCACAAGGAACAGAAGAGCAAAAAGCTAATCTTGGTGTCATTGATGAAGAGATTGCTAAAATCAAGGAATTGACTAAGACTCAGGTAGACAGCGTTACTGAATATATTGGGCGTCTACAAGGAGCAAGACTACTTGAGCAAGACAGAGTAAACACTCTACAGCGTATCACCGACCAAATGGAGAAACAAAAAGCATTAGATGAGGCTATGTTACAGATTCGTCAGTCTACCAAAACTCAGTTAGATACAGTTACGTTTCAAAAATCTCAAGTAGGAAAGACACCTTTAGAACAACAATTAGCTCAAATTCAAGAAGAAGCTAGATTAGCCGCACTAGAGGCCGGAAGAGCATTCTCTTCTCAGTTTACCGCTGAGGATATGGGAGCTGATGACGCTAAGAAGCTAGCAGATGGCCTAAATCTGATTGCTGAAAAATATAAAGAAGTTGCCGATGCTAAGACTAAGCTAGTTATGGAAAGTAGAACATTCTCTTATGGCTGGACAGAGGCATTCAATGCGTATGCTGATAGTGCTACTAATGCTGCTATGATAGCAGGAAATGCGTTTTCATCTGTTACTCGTGGTATGGAAAATGCTATTGATAGATTCGTTGAAACTGGTAAGTTCTCATTCAGTGACATGGCAAGCTCTATCATCAAAGACCTAATCAAGATTGAGATGAAGGCGCAAGCTATGGAATTATGGAAGATGTTCCGTGGTGGCATGGGCGGGGGTGCTGGCGGAGGTATCATGAGTGGTATCGGTGGTTGGTTAACTGGCTTACTAGGTTTCGCAGATGGCGGGCAACCGCCTATGAACCGTCCATCTATTGTTGGTGAGAACGGTCCTGAATTGTTTATGCCTCGCAGTGTGGGTACTATTATTCCTAATAGTCAGCTTGGTGGAAATAACCCATCTAACCCACAGCCAGCCGCCGCACAGAGCGCACCTAAACCACAGCAGATTATTACACACAACACCTATGTGACAAACAACGTAAGCGCCATAGACGCCAAAGGCGTAGCACAGCTGTTTGCTGAGAACCGCAGATCACTGTTTGGAGCAGTAGAGACAGCTCGTCGTGAGATGCCAAGTGGCGCAAGAGCATAAGGAATACTATGAGTCTACAAACAATAATAAACATCAGTGATCAAATAGAGATTAATCGTCGTCGTGTTGTTGGTATTATGTACACACGCAACGAGATTATTAGAACAGCAGAGACACCAACACGCAACCCTTGGAAGATTACAGTTCGTGCTACAAGCTCACTTAAGTATAGTGACGCAAGAAAAGTATTAGAGACGATTGATCATTTAGATCGCTCGACACCTAGCATCATTAGTTTTTCTAGTTTAACTAATTTTGCTTGGATGTTTATGTATCAAGGTGATCTTACTGCCGAGCAGAGAGCAGCAACAACGGTGTTATCATTTACTGGTAACCAACTGCGACTACAGCTTCCTAGTAATACCTATTCATCAACAACAAAGATATTTGCTGCTGGTGATATCGTACAGATTACTAACTATCCTTACCCAATGACTATAGTAAACGATGTGTTTGGTGTAGCTGTTGATAACTCTAGTCGTGTTACAGTTACTACACATCGTGGAAACTTTATGGGTAACAATGTTATTGGGCAAACACTAAACTGGGGTAATGATGTACAGTTTAAGGTAGTGTGTGTAAACATGCCAACATACAAACTTCTGCCTGGCGCTTATACAGTGCTGAATGGAGTGGTCATAAATAATGCTAGAATAGAGTGGTCTGACAACTTCTCACTTGTTGAGTATGTCGGATAAAGGAAACAAATGACAACAGTAATCAATGAAGTAAACAACAAAACCTCAATCAAGTCAGCAGAGTTCGTAGAGTGGATTAAGTACGATCTTGCTACTGACCAACCAACTCGCTACTATTTCAGCACAGCATACAAAGACGAAAACATCATTGTTGATGGTGTTAATCGTGTATTTGACAGCTTAGGTGGTCTAGTACAGATAGGCACACAGCAGCGAGATATTAAGGCTACGCAGTTTGAGACTAGTATTATCTTAATGGGTGTTGATCCAGAGAGTGTGTTTCTTGTAGTAGATAGAGCAACAAAAGGCAGCTCTATTCGTATTTGGCGTGGATTCTATGACGATAATCTAACTCTTACTAAGACTTATCTGCGCTTTACAGGCACAGTTACCAGCTACACTACCGATGAAGAGTATAAGCTACAAGAAAACACAATGAACTTGGTTCTAAACTGTAGCGCTAACAAATACCTACTAGAAGGTATGTTTAGCGGCAGGAAAACAAACACAAATAGTTGGGCACAGAAACTACCAAGCGGAGTTACTGATACTGCTATGTCCCAAGTAGCCTCACTTAGCGGCACCGCCTTTGACTTTGGTAAAAAAGCATGATAACAGACGCCGTAAAATCAATCATCAAGGCAGACTACGAGAGAAATCACGGTGGTAGAGACTACTCTTTAGAAGAGTACACTAACAATGTTAGTCGCTATCTTACTAATCTTGGTCGTGCCGTAATCAGTAGCAATGTTATTATTATCTGGGATCGTCTAACAACACAAGACATTGAGTTTCACACAATCAATGGTGGAACACCAGAGCAGCTGGTACACGAGGTAGTCAAACAGTTAGAGCTATGGAGTATAGATAACAAGTCAGCGTGTACCTACTACGATAATCCTGATATCTCAGCGCTAGTAGAGCTACAATCATCACACTATCCACATCTTAAGTATACTATTAAAAAGGTTGACTTAGGTGAAGATATGACCTACTGTCTAACCTTTCACTTGGAGAACAAATAATGGGTGCCGTTAAGAAAGTTGCCAATGCTGTTGTTGGTACAGTAAAAGCCATTATTAGTAATCCGCTAACCGCTATCGCTGCGGTTGCTCTTGCTATCTACGCACCTGGACTTGGCTTACGCTTGCTAGGGTCAATGATTGTTAGTAGTATATTCGCACCAAAACCAGAAGACCCTAAAGACGGTGCTAGTAACGCAGATCCAGGAAATCGACAGCAGCTACCACCTGCTACAGATAACAAACTACCTGTAGTATTTGGTACAGCATGGGCATCACCAATCATTACTGATGCTAAGATATCAAGCGACAACCAAACCATGTGGTATGTTATGCCTATCTCTGAGGTTACGGATGGCGGTACTATTACCTTTGGTGATATGTACTGGGGTGACAAGAAGTGTAACTTTGGTACTGGAGCAGATGTTAACAAGGTTGTTAGTTTTACTGATGGTACTGGTGTAGTTGATACCAAAATTAATGACAATATGTGGGTATACTTCTACAATGATGGTAGTAGTAGCCCAACTCGTGGAACAACAGCAACTGCTATTGAGGTAATGAATCAGAGTGGTATTCCAGAAGCACAGCGTTGGGATAGTACCAAGCGATACTACAAGACAGCATTTATTATTGTTAAGTTGGTGTATAGTCAAGATGATAACGTTACAGGCTTGTCTAAGGTTACCATTCAGACAATGAACACACAGACAGGACTAACCACTGGCTATCGACCAGGTGCTGCTATGTATGAGTATCTAACTAATAGTCGCTACGGTGCTGGACTACCAGCTTCACAGGTCAACAAGGCAAGTTTTGATGCGCTTGATGTGTATGCTGATACTCAAATAACTTTTACTACCTACGACAATCAAACATCCACTTTCAACAGATATCGTTTTGATGGTGTCTTAGATACATCTCGCTCAATCATGAGCAACCTACTAACAATGGCAGAGTGCTGTGATTCGTTTGTTCAGTTTAATGAAGGATTAGGGCAGTGGAGTATTATTGCTAATCGTCAGTATCTAAGCGATAGTTATCGCAATCGAGAAGCAACTGACGCAGAGAAATTACAACTATTCCAGTTCACCGACAGCAATATTATTGGTGGTATCTCTATCACTCCGCTTGATATGAACAGCACACCAAACAGTCTTGAGGTAAGTTTCCCTAATACTACTATCAAAGACCAAGTTGATTTTGCCTATTCATACACAGGCGCTAACTTGCGTAATAAAAACGAGCCAGACAATCAGATTCGTGTTAGTTTACCGTTCGTTAATAACAACGCTCGTGCTCAGTATGTTGCTAACAGAAAACTAGAGCAGTGTCGTGCTGACTTTATTATTGAGCTTACGGCAGACTACAGCGCTATTCAGGTTGATGCTGGCGATGTAGTGTGTGTAACATACGCACCCTTTGGTGGAACAGGACTAAGATGGGATTTGAAAGAATATCGTGTCTTACAAGTTCAAGAAAACACTGGTACTGATGGTACAGTTATCTGTAAGTTTCAGCTTAGTGAGTATACATACAAGGTATATGACGACAAGAGTATCAGAGAGTACACACCACCACCTGCTAACCAAGTTACTGACCCTAATAACCTAACTAAGCCTCTAACACCAACAATCAGTAATATCATCTCAACTGCTGCTGCTCCGTCATTCCAAGTTAACTGCTTGACATCATCTACTGGTGTAACCTCAGCAATGGAGTTTTGGTACTCGACTACAAGTAACAACACCAACAATAGTTACAAGCTGTACGCAACACAGTATCACAGTAGCAACAGCAACTACAAAACCAGTGATCCAGAGAGCACAACTGTTCTTGGATTACCACAAGGAACTTACTACTGGCGTGTTCGTGCCGTTGGTTTCCAAAAGAAGAGTGAGTTTAGTGATCCAGTATCAATCAACTGGAACCCAACAACGGTTGCTAGTGGAACAAGCGGAACTACCTTTGAGTGGAGTCCAACAGCACTATTCTGCCCTAGTGATAGCACAGGTACCGTTACAGTTATTGGACAAAAGGGCGCAGTTAGTCTTAAGATAGGAACAGAAACTGTGCCTGTGTGGACATACAGCGCAGTTGGAACACAGCCTAACAATACTTGGACGCTATCTGCGATAAACATATCATCAGGCATTACAGTCAGTGCTCCTATCTATAGCACTGCTAGTAATAACATTGGCTTTACAGTAAACTCTCTAACTACGGATCAAGCAACCGTTACTATGGTAGGGTGTACCTACAAAAATAGTAGTGGGGCTATTACTTTATTACCAACTACAAGTATTCAAGTTACAAAAGTAAAGGCTGGTACTAAAGGCACAGATGGTGGTAGTGGTAGTCGTGGTATTGTCGCTCTAGCATATGTACCTGTTACATACAACCCTACTACTGCTACGGACTCATCACTAACTACTTCTTTCTGCTCAACAACAGGGTATAGTAATCCTATTGATGGTGATGGTGCCTACTTTGTAAACACAACTAGTGGGATAAGCAGTCCAAGAAAGTTCTATGGAGCATCTACTCCCCAATGGTCTGTTGCTGTGTTTACAGTTCCAGGCGAGTCAATATCAGCAAACAGCTTGGTTGGTGATCAGATCAAAGGTAATACTCTTACTGGCAACAAGATTGTTGGTAATACTATTACTGGTGACAAAATATCTGGTGCCACAATCACTACTGACAAACTTGCTGCTAATATTATCACAGCAGACAAGATTGCCGCTAATGCTATTACTACAGACAAGCTGGCTGCTAACACAATCACCAGTGATAAGATTGTTGCTGCCTCTATCACTAGTGACAAACTTGCTGCCAACGTTCTTACAGCAGTAACTATTCAGGCTAACTCTATCACTAGTAATATGATACAGGCAAACGCTATCACTACTGATAAGCTGGCTGCTAACGTTATTACCAGCGACAAGATTGCTGCTAACTCAATTACTAGCGTTAGTATCGTTGCTAATGCTATTACCAGCGACAAGATACTTGCTAACTCAATCACAACAGACAAGCTACAGGCAAGATCAGTTACAGCAGACAAGATTGCTGCTGGCGCTATCACTACCAACTCACTTGCCGCTAACCTGATTATCTCTGGTGATATCTACAGTAACAATACCGTTACTATTAACTCGATTACGCTAGGAGCAGCAACAACCGTAACTGTCGCACAAGGTTCATTCCCTACATGGAGTGGCAAGACACCACCTAAGGTAACTATCCCATATAACGCACCAAGTTCGTCTTGGATTGGACAGGTGTTCTATGCTAAGGTTATTAGTGTTACTGAGATTGGCTTATTCCTTAATAGTGCCCTAACTATCCCATTTGCTTCACAAGCAACAACACAGGTATGGACACCTAATCCAGCAAGCAAGCCGTACTTACAGTTCGTTCTTGGTGACAACAGTAGTCCAGGCTACTGGCTACAAGCTAACACAGGTAATGCTCGTTTTGGTGGAACCGTTAGTATTGGTAACTCACTGTATGTAGACAACTTGATTGAAGCTGGCGCACTGATTGCTAATAGTGTTACTACAAGTATGCTTGCTATTGGTACTGCTCAGCAGAGCCGTAGTAATCAAGACGATCCTGCTATTGCTATCGCTCCATACTATAACTGGGGAACTGCTAGCCCTATGTGGCCAGCAAACACACGCTCAATCATACCAGCAGGCGGCGTTACAATCAATACTACAACCGATGGTGATGTTACAGGTAATACCATGTATACAGAAGGTCCACGAATTGAAGTTCAGATTTCTTGTAGTATTGTTGCTGAAGGTAACGCTAACACTACCTACAACTTTGTAGAAGTATGGAAGAGTAAGCCAAGCTCATACTACGGTAAACGAGTTTTAAGCGTTAAGCACAGTTATGATGTTGGAACATACAACGGCTCCATTCCCATTAGTACTACAAACGCAAATACTGCTAATCCAGTAGTTACTGCTGTTGGAACAGGTGGGCTTGACTACATCAGTTACGATGGCGGCGTTACTTGGTCTCAGTATCGTAATGACACAGATAACGTTACTATGAACAGCCATGTTACACTCTTAGCAGACTCAACATACACAACTAATGGTACTGGTCTTGTTATGGGTGGTGACTATGTTGGTCCATCTCAGAAGATTGAGACTCACGGGTACATCGGCGCAGTCAATGCTGGTGCTCGTAGACAGTCTAAGGATCCAAATTTTAGACCTATCTGGTGGAATCCAAGTCAGTCATTATGGAACCCCGTCACAAATTCTGTGTATCCATCGTTTAGTATTTCGGACGCAAAACAGCCAACTATAAATGATATTCAAGTAGCAGTCAATCCAGGAGGTCGCACTCTGTACAATAAGTTCTCCAGTAGTCCTTCCGCATATCATCTTTACTATTCTGTAGGTGATGCGGGAACTATCTTTGCTACATATAGAACTGGTATGCTTAGCCCTGACAATTATGGCGACGAGTCTACTAGTGTGCTGTACAACTACTATGGTAGTGCGAAAACTAGAAAAGAAAACAGCAATACGCTACAACCACTTCGTGGTGTGTACAGTAACGCACTTGATAACCTTAGAAACTATACAGTTGTTGTTGTCGGTCACTCATGTACTATTCTTGTTAGCAGTAAGAATGCTGACTTTGAGCCATCATACTCCACTCCGTTTATTCAATGGACACAAAAGCGCATATATGTAAAAGACGCTAACGGTAATGATACAACAACACCACTACTAAACGACTTATACAGTGTCGCTGGCGATAACAAGATAAACTCTAGCTCATGTCGCTGGGTTGCTGTTGGTAAAGGCGGTTTTATTGTAGTATCTACAGACAACGGTGCTAACTGGACACAAGTAACAAGCCCTACTACACAGAACCTAAACCAAGTTCGCTATCACAGAAACAGCGCAACTCAGTCAGCAGGTCGTTGGGTCGCTGTTGGAGATAATGGAACTATCATTACTGCTCGTGACGATAATATTACCTCTTGGTCTGTAGTCGCAAGTCCAACAACACGACACCTAAACACCATCGACGCCGTACCTGTATGGAATCGCTGGAGCGTTGGTGGTGATAGTATCATCCTTACAGCACAAGAAGTAGCATACCAAGTACCAACCTTTACGATTACCAACCTGAACTTTGGTGCTGACGAGAGTTTTGACTACCAGCGTATTTGGTATCGTGGCAGTAATATTCTTGTAAACGACACCTCAGCGACTACAACTACACAGCAGATTCTGAACGGTGAGTCAATTACAGCAACTATTATTGACCATGACTACAAGAAGGACACTACTGTTACCTACTGGTTAGTTCTAGGTAATCTTAAAGGCGCTCGTATCTGGACTGGTGGTCCATTCATTATGGTCACAGAGTACAAGCGATAAAACAATCACAAGCTACGGTCTTTTTTCAAACTATGATAAATATTAGTATGAGTAGACCGTAGTCCCCTCAAATCGAGCCGTAGCTCGGAAAGGCATCCAATGAGTTTAAAACTCAGCAACTTTAAAAAGCATATTGTCGGTGGCGTAGAGATCTCAATGATCGAGATCCGCTTAGGCGAACAGTATGTTTTACCTGTAAGCATCACAAACAGCGATGGCTCACCAGTTGACCTTACCAACTGGACTTTCACAGTAACTACCGATCTATACACAGCAACTACCTCTTACAGCGGTGATGGCTCACTAGCGTCTATCTCATCATTTACAGACCAAGGCAGTGTTGGTACCTCATATAGTGGTCTTGAGATCACTAATGTTACCCCACTTGCCGGAACAGCCTACTTAACTATTCCCGCTGGAGTCAACCCTAATCCTAGCTCCCTTGTCACCGCTGATGGCGACAACACTATGCTTAACATTATTACAATCAAGTGCCAGTATCCAAGCGCAATCTCAGGTTTTAATAATGTACGCAAACTGCTAGTTGGTATTGTTGTGAGGTTCGGATAATGAGCGACATTAATTTCTCTCTAGGCGTCTCTGAAGGCGTACAAGCTAATCTTACTATTACCGATAACATGTCGGTAAACTTTGTGTTAGGCGAGTTTAACACTAATAGTGTTGTTGCTGGTAATGTTGGTGAGATACAATACAAAGGCTCTACCAATGACTTTGCTGCTTCACCTAATCTAACATACGCAAACGGAGTCGTAACTGCTGGTAATCTTACTGTCAGCGGTAAGTCTACTCTAGGAAACATTGGTAATATCTCTATCACTGGCGGCACCGTTGGTCAGTTTATTAAAACAGATGGCGCTGGTAATCTATCATTCACAAGTGCTACAACAGCAGCTGGCGGCAGCAACTCACAAGTACAGTTCAACAGCAACGGTGCTTTTGAAGGTAGCAATGCCCTAACTTTCTCATCATCAAGCAATACCCTAACAGCAACTAACTTCGCTGGTAATGGTGCCGGTCTCTCTGGATTAGCAGCAGCAAATATCTCTGGTAGTGCTAACCTAACTGGACTTATTGTTACTGGAACAAGTGTTCTAGGTGATATCACTAACGTTCGTGTTACTGGTGGAACTAATGGTCAAGTGTTACGCACAGACGGTACTGGCAACTTATCTTGGGGTACAGGCTCAACAGGCAATATTGGCGCAACAAACCTAGATGGTAACGCTAACACTTATCTAGCTGGTGACGGCACATGGAAGACATATGCTACTGGCAACATCATCTCTACCAACCTAAACGGTAACGCACAAGAGATTCTAACTGGCGCTGGCACATACATCGCAGCAGCAAATACTGGTGCTACTGGCAATATTGCGGTACTAAACCTAAGCGGTAATGCTAACACATATCTAGACGGTAGTGGTAACTGGACTACCTTAGTCATCCCTAATATCGGCAACATTGCTAACCTAAGCTTAAGCGGTAACGCTAACACATATCTAGATGGCAGCGGTAACTGGACTGCTATTACACTTGACCCAACACGCATTGTAAATGGTAATAGTAATGTTAGTATCACCAGCAATGGTGGTAATGTGACGGTTGGTATCAACGGTACCGCTAACATTGTACAAATACACGAGGGTGGAGTAGCTGTTGATGGCTACCTAGAGACAACTAGTCGTGTATACCCAGAGAGCTTAGAAGTAGTGAACATCGCTAACCTAATCATTCCTGGCGGTAATAGCGGTGAGGTATTAAGCACCAACGGAACTGGTGTCTTATCTTGGAAGGCAGTAGCAAATGGAAACATTGGTGCTGTTAGTTTAACAGGAAACAGTGGACAAGTGCTGTTAGGTAATGGCACATGGAGTACCTATCGCAGTGGCAATATCGGCGATATCAATCTAACTGTCGCATCTAATACTGCTACTTCTAGCGTTCTATCAGCCAACGGTGCTTGGACAGCCTTAGGCAATCTATCATCTAGTAATCTAAGTGGTAACGCAGCACAGTATCTAGCTGGCGATGGTACTTGGAAGGCTTCACCTACTGGCAACATTGTTTCTACTAACCTAGACGGCAACGCTAGTAATGTCTTGCTAGGCAATGGTGTGTTTAGCAGTTTTGATGGTATCTTGGCTAACAACACAGGTAACATCACTGCTAATGTTGTTACAGCAAATGCCGTACAGCTACAAGATACTACCGAACCAAACAGTACTATCACTATTACTGCTAATAGTAATGGAACAACCTACACACTAACCTTGCCTATCACTGGCGGTACTGCTGGACAAGCACTATTCACTGGCGGTAACGGACAACTATACTGGGGTACTGCTGGTGCTAGTGGTAATACTGAGACCATTGTTGATACCTTCTTTACTGGAACTACAGCTACAAGTCTCACCAACACTGACGAGATTGTTACTTGGACTTTTGATAATACCTACTCTCCATCAGCCGCACAGTTTGGTAGTTTCTCTAACAGCACTCCTAACTATGTCACATACAATATTGGTAGTGGCTATGGTAGTAATACTGTATATCTTGGCGCTGTGTATAATAACACAACTATTGTTATTCGCAAAACCACTGATGGCGCAAACTGGGAAGGCGTAAGTGCTGCTACAAGAAACTATACAATGAGTGGCGATGGTACTAGTGCTATGGTTAGAAATGGTAACAATCTTGCTTTCTTTACCATAGAGAATCTAAATGGCGGATCCCCACAGCCTAAAGTTACCAACATTAATCTGTCTACTGGAAATATTACTTACGGCAGTATTGGTAGTGCTGTCTCTTCTGTACAGTTTTACTCTATGGGCTCTGTCGGTAGCAGTGGGTATCTACTTAGTAGATACTTTGCGTCAGGAGCAGGGCAGTATACTTCTACTATTACTAAACTTAACAACACTGGTGATCTAAGTCTAGGAACTACAGTGTTCTCTCTTACTGGTAGTCAGGCTCACTTTATTAGACCCGACTATGTATACTTTGCTGCGGGCGCAGACGGCTACAAGTATTTTATATGTATGGCATATGACCCTGACGCCATACCTGCTGGATACAGTATTAGGTCAAGTAACACAGAGAATAATTTTGTTGTAAGAACTACTCCTGGTATATCAAGCTACACAAGAATGTGTGCTAGCCCAACTGCTATGCTGCTGTCGGCTTCCTATACAACAGACCCTGGAGTAAGATATTTGTTTAGATCTACAAATGGAGTAGACTGGTCTGGGGTTAGACCGTTTGATGTAAATCATATTGTGTGGGACGGAACACGCTTTATTATTGATGGAACTGATGGTGTTAATCTTGGTCTATTTACAAGCCCAGACGGACTAACATGGACATATGCTTCTTCTAGAAGAATGTCACCAGACACACAAGGTAGTGACTGTATTGCGGCAACAGAGACCATTGAGGTTCTTGGTAGCACCGAAGTTACTGGCGCATCATACGCACCAAAAATACAACAAACAAGCTACAGTATTGTCCTACCAGCACACGCATCATACTCACAGCAGACACTAACCTACACACCTACGCTTGGTGCTTCTACAGATATACAAGCACAGACACTAGGTAATCTAGTAATAGCCGCAAGACCTACTTACACTGCCAGCTACCCATCAACTGGCGTAGTTACCGTAGACACAAACAGTGGAGGTGCTATCGCTGATGTCAGTCAAATACAAAACGGTATGGCACCTACTGGAAACTTATCACTAAGTATCACACAAGGCACAAGTGTTGCTGCTTCTACTAGAGATACAGTTATCTTTGTTGATCAGGGAAGTGGCTCTACCTACACATACTCACCTGCTTACAGTGAGTCCTTATCTACACTTGTAAATAATGTGGTTGCTGGCGAGACACTAAGTAATTGGAGCGCAGGTGTACAGAGTGCTACTGCTAGTAACGCTACTGCTCGCTGGACAAAGACCTCAAGCGGATACAGCGCACCAGACAAACGAATTGCCGTCACAGTGTCTCCAGGCACAAGTAGTACCTTAGCAGTTGCTACCTACACAATTAACACAGGATCATAATATGAGATTTTCACAAAACACAATCAATCAAGTAGCTGGGTACGATCAACCAATCCTAGCAGAAGAACTAGTATGGCGTACTGATGACTACTGGGACGTAACCTTTACAAACTCATCAACAGATCAAACAGCAGTTGATCTTACAGGCTGGAGTTTTTCACTACGCTTAATTCGCCGTCTTGTTGACGAGATTGTTGATGTAAGAAACAAAGGAATAGAACTAGTAAATCTTAGAGCAGCAAGTGGAGCAACAGAGATTGTGCTTGATTCTAACATCAAACTAGTAGACCCTGCTAACGGACGTATTCGTATGCTGATCAACGACGATATGTTTGACGAGATGAAGCCTGCTATTGATTCTGTTAGTCCACCAGTCTACACTGGATACATTGGTGCTACTATGCCAGCAAGTGGAACCGTAGGATCAGAAGACTACATCCCAGAGCAAACTAAAAAGATATTGCTGTTGTTTATCGTTTCCTCAGATGGAATCTCAGCACAGACAACATAAACATATGAACAACAACATCTACTACATATACATACATGAGCGCCTAGATACTGGTCTGCCTTTCTATGTTGGTAAAGGTAAACGTGATCGAGATACCTCTAACAACAGTAGAAATAACTACTGGCACAACATTGTCAATAAACATGGGTTTCGCTCACGCAGAATACAGGAAAACATGTCTAACACACAGGCTAATAATGCTGAGAAGTTAGTTATTGCTGCTATGCGAAAAAGATACAGTCTTGTAAATATTACCAACGGTGGCGAGGGAGCTTCATTTAAGAGAAGTGCTGAGACTTGTAAAAAGATTAGAGATGCGTGTATAGCCAGAGGTGCTGGGCGAAGGGATTTTGGGGACATATCAAGAGCCACCGCAGCGCAGAGATCTGTTACTCTTAGAGAGGGCTATAGAACAGGGAGACTCAGATCACCAACACTTGGAGTTAAACGAGATGATCTAGCAGAGAGAAATAAGCTCGGTACTGGAAAGAAATGGTACTCGTTTGATGGTAAGTCAAAACAGTTCTTTCCTGATCAGGCACCAGAGCCCTGGGCTCTTGGAAGAATCTACAAACGAAAGAAATAAGGAAAACAAATGGCAACAGCAAACTCTGTTAGTATGAAGTTTGACAACGGCAAGAACTTCAACGTAACAATCAACAAGAGCGGTGTGCGAACATATAGTCACGGCTCTACTGGCGAAGTTCAGATAGCCGCAAACGGCGGATTCAACAGTAGTGGGTATCTTGTTTTTGATACAACCACAAACACACTTACTGCGCAAAATATTACTGTAACTGGTAATATTACCGTTCCTGCTAACAGCTTCAAACTTGCTGGCGGTAACAGCGGACAGCTACTATCTACAGATGGTAGCGGTAATCTTACATGGATTGATAATAGCAGTGGTGCTAGTGGCTCTACTGGACAAGTTCAGATTGCTGCTGCCGATGGCTCACTTGCTGCTAGTGATCAACTGTCGTTTGCTAGTCAAACACTAACCGTAGCTGGCGCAGTAGTTCCATACACAACACTAACATATGACTTAGGAAGTCCTACACGAAAGTGGAAGGATATTCACTTAAGTGGAAACACCATTTATCTTGGCGAGACATCTATCAGTGCCGATCCAGATGGTGGTATTCAAGTTCCAAGTCTATCAACCAGTGGCGCTATTCAAGCAGGTAATATCTCTGTAAATGAGATTGTTACAAACACTATTGCTGGTGTACTAACAACATCAGATCAGCCAGGCATTACATCTGTTGGCCCACTAGAGCGACTAGTTGTTAAGCAAGAAGTTGAGTTTCAAGCTGCTAACGTTGTTACTGCTAACTACTTCAGCGGTACTATTGACTCACTAAGTGGCTATCAGCCAAACATTACAAGTGTAGGTACCTTACAAGGTCTATCTGTTACTGGCACTATTAGTGCTACTGGTGGATTCTCAGCAAGTAGTATCAACACACCAGAGATAACAACTGGCGCACTTAATGTTAGTGCTGTTGGTACAAGTAATCTTGGTAATGCTGCTCACGCTGGCTTCTTTGTTGGTGATGGTCGCTACCTAAGCAATCTACAAGTTGGTAGTTATGTAAGTAACGGCAGTAGTAAGGTTGAAGTTTTACCTAACGCCGCAATCACCTTTAGATCCAACGGTGTTGCTAACGTTATGGTTGTTGACAGCACTGGTGTCAACATTGCTAGTAATGTTCAAGTACCTAATGTTAACACTACTACAGTAACTGCTACTACTGCTAATGTTAGAACACTTAATGCTAGCGGTAATGTTAACGCAACAGACTTGTATGTCAGCGATAGTACTTTCTTTGATGGTCCAGTAGAAGCAAACTCAATCTCTACAACACACCTAAGTGCTCGCTTAGACGCACAGGTAGATGGCACACTCACCGCACAGCGAGCAACTATTGTTGATTTTACAGTTCTAGAACAGACAGACTTAAACTCACTTGGTAATATTAAGATTACTGGTGGTGCTAATGGTCAAAGTATTGTTACTGACGGTCGTGGTGGTTTACGCTGGGAGTTCACAAGCGGAAACTTAGGAACACCTAACAGCATCTTTGGTGGTGGTACTGCTATTACGATTCTTAATGATGGTAATATTGCTGCTAACGTTAATGGTGTTAGTAATGTTGTTACCCTATCAAACTCAGTACTAAAAGTCAACGCTATCAGCAACTTAGGTCTTGCTAGTAATGTCAAGATTGGTGGTGGTATGAGCGGTCAGCAACTCACAACAGATGGTACTGGTAATCTACGCTGGTCATCTCCACCTGTTGGCGTAGTTACAATTAAGTTTGATGTGCCATCTAATGCTAACAATCAATCGTTTACATCAGATCTACTACGAGCATACAACAGCAGTAACACAGCAGTTACCGTTACAAGAAACGGTGTTGTTGTTGACCCAGAGAACTATACAGTTGTTAACAACACACTATACTTAAATACCGTTGCGTACAGTGGAGATGAGATTATTGTTCTACCAAGTGGTCCAACTAGTAATGTCACTGGGTCTAGCGCATCTGGAACCGTTACCGCAGTTACTGGTACAGGTGGCGGTCTTGGTTTCTCATTAGATGGATACATTACAGATAGTGGAAATATTACGCTAACCGTTCCATCGGCTGCTAATCTTCGTCAAGACTTAGCACTTGGTAATATCTCTACAGTTAACTTGGTTGGTAACAGCGCCAAGTATTTGCGTGGTGATGGATCATGGAGCACTATTGCTGTAAGTGGTAGTAGTGTAGTTGGTGAGGTTGCTAACGCTGCTTTTGCTACCGCTACTGATCTTGCGGCTCGTGCCAATGTAGCTACCCTAGCAGATGTTGCTACTACTGCTCTTGGTGTTAATGGTAGTAATGTAAGTGGTACTGTCGCTAGTGCTGCTAATAGTGTCTATGCTGATAATGCTGGTAGTGCTTCTGTAGCGGCTGTTGCTAATCTTGCTACTGTCGCAACAACTGCCTACTCTGTTGATGCCGCAAACATCAATGGCACAGTTGCGTACAGTGCTAATAGTGGAACAGCCGATGTTGCTAAGTCAGTTGCTGGCTACAATGTTACTGGTAATGTTGCTTTCGCTGAGGTTGCCAATAGCGTAGCACTAGCCAATGTAGTTGGTGCTGGTAATATCGCAAGCATCAACATCACTGGCAATAGCGGTCAAGTATTTTTAGGCAATGGCACATTCGCTGCTGTACCAGCTGCTGGAACAGAAGGACAGCTACAGTTTAACAGCGGTGGTACTATTAATGGGGCTAATATTACATGGACTGATAGTGTGAGACTATCAGTTCGCGGACAAGTAACCAGCAGTGCTGAAAACTTATCTCCTTTTTCTGGATATAGATACAGCAACGATACCACACAGTCAGTTATGTTCTTAGGTAAATCTCGTGGAACTCGTAGTGTTCCTGCTTCTATACAAGCTGGAGATCAGGTAGCTGGTGTAAGTAGTGCTGCTTTTGTTGGTAACACTCTTGGTACAGTGACGCTCGATGGATCTAATGGATGGACACCATCATTTGGTTTGTTTAGTGCCAACGTTACTGCCCTTCCTACTGTTGCTGGTGGTTATCCAGATACTCTTACTGCTATCATTACTAGCAACTCAGCAGCAAACCTTAGTCGCTATACAGCAGTGTTTGATACCTCACAGCAGTCCATTATGTACGGTAACTTAGTTATGAATAGTGGTGGTGGACAAAAAGCCACACAGTACATACCAACAACCGCAACATCTGCTGGCGCTAAAGGACAGATTGCTTACGACACTAACTATGTGTATATCTGTGTAGCCGCAAACACATGGAAGCGCTCGGCACTAACAACTTGGTAATAAAGGAAAACAATGAACAAGAATAATCAAATCATCAGTAACTTTCCACAGATCACAACAAGTGATACGAACGGAAACATTACTGGTCTACAAGTAGCCAATATTACCGTAAGTAGTGGCGCTAATCTTGGAAACATTAGCGGTGTCAAAATCGGTGGAGGTGCTAATAGACAGGTGCTAGTCACTGACGGTGCTGGTAATCTTAGTTGGACAGCAATGGCTAATGATGATGCTAACTATGCTAACTTCGCTGGAACCGCTAATATAGCAAACACTGCCAAGAGTGTAGCACTTGCTAATGTGTCGGGTGCTGGTAATATCGCTAACATCAATCTAAGTGGTAATGTAGGTGACTATCTCTCTGGTAATGGTAGTTGGGTAGTATTAGACAAGACCTCAATAGCAAACGGCGAAAGTAATGTAACTGTATACGCTGACATAGTAACAATGAGTAGCAATGGTGTTGCTAATATCATGGTGATTGATGGCGACAGAGTATCAGTAGATGGTACTTTACAAGTAAATGTAAATGCTTATGTCTCTAACTTCATAGCAAACGGCAGTGAGGTATCCCTAGGTAATATTGCTAATCTACACATCTATGGTGGCAATGCTGGTCAGTATCTACAAACAGATGGCACTGGCACACTACAATGGGCTACTGTTGCTAGTGATGGTATTTCTAATGGCACCTCTAATGTAGCGATTGCGGTGGCAGATGGTAATGTTACCGTTGGCGTCAACGGAACTGCTAACATCGTACAAATACATGAAGGCGGCTTAGCACTAGATGGTTACTTAGAAACAACCAGTAGAGTGTATCCAGAGAGCCTAGAAGTTGTTGATGTAGCAAATATCATTATTCCTGGTGGAGCAAACGGACAAGTTCTCTCTACTGATGGTAACGGCGTGTTATCATGGACAGCAACTGCGGCACAAAATGCTATCGTAAATGGCACCTCTAATGTTAATATCTCTAGCGCTAACGGCAATGTTGCGTTTAGTGTAGGTGGTACTACAAACACTGCTGTATTCTCTAATGCGGTAACTACCTTCAACACTGACTTAGTTGTCACTGGTAATCTAGACATTCAAGGCAATATTACATACATAGAATCCAATACAGTAAACATCAATGACAAAAATATTACACTTGCTAATGCGGCTGCTAACTCCGTTCAAGCAGATGGCGGTGGTTTTACTATTGCTGGCGCTAACGCTACTTTCGTATATACTAACAGCAGTAACTCATTCACTTCCTCTCATTCCATAGCGGCTCCTGTCTTTACTGGCATTCATCGTGGTGCTTCACAAGACCTAGTAGTTAATAAATCTGGGGGTGCGCTTGTTATCGGTGATGCTGTTTATATTAGCGGTGCTCAAGGTCAGCGTATTGCTGTTGCTAAGGCAAGTAATGCTAGTGAGGGTCTAAGTGCTGGCACAATCGGTATCATTGCTATAGGCGGAGCTGATAACTCAGAGTGCTATGTTCAGTATCATGGCGTTTTAAGTGGAGTAAATACTGGTGGATTAACTGAAGGTGCTCCTGTATTCTTAGGAGCAACTGCTGGTACTTGGACTACTACTGAACCTATTTCACCAGCACACTTAGTTGTCATTGGTTTTATTCAACGAGCACACGCTAGTCAGGGCGAGATTTACATTGATGTAAATAACTTCCAAGAGTTAGCAGAATGTAGCG